CTGGAATCCCAATGTCCCGATTAAGATCGGAATAGAAGAGTGTTTTAATTTTAAAAAGGAGAAAAAATGAGATTATCTAACCAAGCACTGGGGGCCCTAATGATGGCCTTACAAAAATCATTATTTGAACAAAGCGATATTGTTCCTATGTTGGAAGGAATGAACTTTCAATTGGACCCGAGCGACAAAAGTCACTCAACATTGGTGGTGACAAATCCGCCTGTGGTATCGCTTGAAGGTATAACACCGGCGTTCACTATAGAGGAAGTCGAAGAAGAGGAGGAAAATTAATATGTTTGCGAAGAATAAAAAATATGCAGGCGACCGCGCCCTAGGCGAAGGACAAGTTAGGGAGATTGTTGATGAGATGCTTCGAACAGCATTTGCAGAGCAATCCCGCGATTTAGAAAAGCATTTTACAGACATCCACAAGCGTCTTATTGAATTAGAAAAGAAGTCCCGGTGAAATGCCGCGCTATGAGTATCTTTGCTTAACATGTAAAGATACGGTAATTGTAGCACACCTTTCTGACGAAACACTTGATGGGTGTCCAATTTGTGGGGCAACTAGCGGCTTGAAGAAGTTGCTGTCTAATTTTACCACAAATAAAAAAAAGAAAAAGAAAGCTATCACTGGTGATATAACGAAGAGTTTTATCAAAGATGCGAAAAAGGATCTAAGAAAGCAAAAGAAAGAAATGGAAGATAAAAGATAATGGGAATTTATTTATTACTTGCCGGGTCTTTGGTTTTGAATGGACTTTTGATCTGGTATGTCGTTAAGATATTGAGAAAATTTATGTTTGTATCTGAAAATATAGCTGACCTATTCTTAACCACAAAGGCCTTCCGAGTTTTTGTGAGCAACTTGTATGGAATGGACAACTATCATGGCGAACCGATGATACAAGAACTGATGCTTAGGATCAGAGAAGTTAATAATGAAATTGAAAATTTTAGAGAGATCTTTGAGTATACGCTAGATGAAGAATTAGATGAAGAACTTGAGGAAGAACTTAATGGCCCCAAAGAAGAAACGCAAGAAATCAACTAAAAATTACTATTTTACAAAAGTGCATGAAGATGCCATTGTAAAATACTCAAACACTAATGACCGTGATCTACGATCTCAGTTATACATAGCATATATTCAACCAGCATTTGATCAAATGGTTGATAAAATCATATATACTTATCGTTTTACGTCATTGCCAAATATAGATTACTTAAAAGCCGACTGCAAAGTTTGGCTCACAACCATACTAAACAAATATGATCCTAACAAGGGGTCGAAGGCCTTTTCGTATTTTTCCGTCGTAACAAAGAACTGGTTCATTCATAAAGTAAAGGCCACTCAAAAGAGAAACAGAACAGAAGTCTTTATGGAAGATATCCTCAACGAGTTAGAGGAGGATCTGGTTTCTGTCGAGCCAACCTATCTTCAAAAAAGACAAGAAGTGGAATTTTGGAAGTCCCTTAATGGCGAGATAGACACATGGGATTCCTTTATGTTAAAAGAAAATGAGAAGAAAGTTTTGATGGCTGTGCGAATTTTATTAGACTCTGCGGATACAATTGAAATTTTCAATAAAAAAGCTATTTACTTATACTTGAGGGAGATAACAGGACTTAACACAAAACAGGTTGTTAACAATTTGAATAAATTAAGAAAACGTTATAAGGTATTTAAAACTAAATGGCAAAACGGCGAAATTTAAACTTAGAAGATTATATCGTAGAGACGACGACGAACATACGAGAGGATCGTGCTATGGCAAAATCTCTCCTAATGGACGCACTCACCGATATGAAGGTGTCAGACTCCGCCCGCCGAGAACTCGGCTCTATTGCCGCCAAATACGTAGAAAACCTTCAGCGTTCGAATGAGCAAATGGTAAAGTTGGCTGCACTGCTGCAGCGACAAAGCTCAAACCAAGTTGGCTTAAGTGCCGACGATAAAGAACAGCTGTTTGATTTGTTGAATGAGGGCCAGGAAGAAAATGGCGGGTAAAAAAGATAACGAAAAGCTTACTCTAGCAGAGGTTGCGGACGTATATGGTTCTATGAATGATATACAAGTTGGTGACGCTCCGGTTGCTGATCGTAGGTCTCTTAATACCACGAGGGCTATTTCGGAAGTAATTGAGCAGCACTATACCCCAGATGTTTTAAAAGATAAGGATACGTTCCTTGGGATTGTTTTATCTAGTATCCCCTCCACCGTTGCTCGTATGGGTTCGAAATCTCAACAGTTTGAGACAACCGGAAAGAGACTCTATAGCACGAGCACGCCGACCTTTTATGTTTATAAGGTTTTAATCCCCGAGCTTGAGAGCCGTTGTCTGAATCTTAGTAAGAAAGAAAACAAGAAGGATAAGGATAATCCGTTGGTCCTTGCTGAAGCGGCAAGAATTAGCACGATGCAGGATGTTACATTGGACGTCACCATGTACGATCAGAACGCTGCTGTTAGGGCGATTCAGCCCGGTACCTTAGTGAAGGTCACTTATGAAGATTTGAGCCGCTTCCAGGGCCCCAAGATCGTCGCGATCTACAAGAAGATTTTTAATTTTACAGCTACGAAGACAGCGCTAGCTCTTCCCGACATATTTGCAGACCACGCCCAGGGCACCCTCGAATCGCCTCCCGAATCCAAGGAGGACCCCGGGAAGCCTGATCACGAGTTTATATACACCGGTCTTTCCGGCGTACTCCTTAAAGATGCCTATTCAACATTGGCAACACTTCTGGGCCTCGATGCAGGCCCTCCTATTGCTCTTCCTAACTATAAATTACCCTCGCGCGGTTTTGGAATGAGGCTGCACCCAATACACAAAACAACGAAGTTACATCACGGACAAGATCTCGCCGTCGACCATGGTACGCCGATCATTGCTCCTGCCGACGGCATCGTCACATTTATAAAATCAGGCATTAGTGTCAGCGCCGGATGGTATATAGAAATTTATCATGGCGAGTGGATAAACCCACACGACTCAAATTTTCGCTGGAGCCCAGACAAAGAGGGGCTTAAAAAACATACCGGCGCCTTTCCTACGCTCACCGAGGATTCTTATGGGATATATACCCGATATCTGCACACAAGGTCAAAGGGCAACACCACGGCGACAGAAGACAATGCAGACACTCCGAAGCTCGCTCCGCCGGGTACCAACTTCGTGCATAAGAAAACCGTTAACGAGGGCCCTGGACGAGACCTGACTAACAAAACACTCAAGACGAGCAAAGGGGGCAGCATATATATGTTCGCAAAGAACCCTGATGCCGAACACGACCTCCAGGTAAAGGTTGGCCAGGAAGTTACAAAAGGACAATTGATTGGGTATGTGGGAAACACTGGTGGCTCTACTGGCACACATCTTCATTATACTATGGCATTGGCACTAAAATTACGGGGAGAGACGAAGGCGAGGCGCCGCCACTTGACTTTAAGTCCGGCACACGAAAAATTCTCAAACTATGCTATTCCAATTCCTCCGTTTGCTAAGAAAGCACCCGCTAAGAAAGCGCCCACCAAGAAAGATAAGGCGCCAGAGAAGGACTTACGCGATAAGGATATTGATTGGGGTGACAAGTCCAACAAGGAAGCTTACATCCAGTTACTGATCCAAGGGGGCATGTCGCCATGGCGCGCCCGTCGCGAGGCCAGACGACACCCGGAAGAGTGGAAGTCGTCAGGAGGACCACCATGAGAAAAAAGCAACAGAAAAACGAGAAACGAGACATAGGAGACGATAATGGCAGTTAATGGATCCGGTGGCATAGAGGTGACCCCACAACAAGGTTATGCCGCCATTAATAACGACCGACTTTCTCCCGCAGACAAAGTCGAAGCCGAACGCTCGACCCCTGAAGGCCAAGCTTCGATTCATGGGATTGGGGGGGGCGACACCACGGGCTGGGATGCGCCTAGGCTCATACTGGCAAGAAATGAAGAGGCCTTCGGAAAAGGTAATGCATGGATTAGGTTTGGTAAAGACAGGCCTAGCCATGTACTTTCTGGAAACGGGGGCGCCGGTGTTAGTCATTGTGCCGCCGTCGATATCGTTGCTGGATATTCAGCATGGCTAGCTACGAAGAAGAATCCCAAAACTGGAAAAAATGTATACGTAGATCCAAACTTTGAGATAGATGCTGCTCGGGTTTATCTTAGTCAAATGTCAAATCCGGATAAATATTTTGGCTTGGTGAAAGGTAATGTTGGTAATACATCCAAGAACAGGCCCGTCTCGACGGTCGCTCTGAAAGCAGATACAATACGTATTATGGCTCGCGAGAATATCAAACTCGTGACCCGTATGGACGCGATGAGCGCCCAGGGCGCCAAGATGGGAAACACGTTTACTGGTAAATATGGCATTGATCTGATCGCCTGTAATGATGACCGTCCCGGTATGGTACAACCCCTCGTGAAAGGGGATAATCTGGTTGAGTGTCTGGATAAAATAATACAGCTGACCGAGACTATAGTAACGATTTTAGAAAACTTTTTTGAGTATGATAAAAAGTTTAAGGATGCCGTGCAGAAGCATACCCATATCTCGCCTTTTTACGGGACAGAAACAGCTCCGGATTTTAAGGCACTTATCACCGAGGGTATCAATCATGCTATTTGTACTACCCTAAATGTCGATCTTCCCATCGCACTTAATTTCCCGCTCGACTTAGCAGAAGTGAGAAGCGACTATCTAGAAACGAAAGGAGTGCCGGGACCGAAATGTATCCTAAGTCGGTATAATTCCACCAACTAAAGAAGCATGTTATGAGTATATCCAATCTCCCTCCAGGGTTTAAAAAGATAAATTTTGAAAATCAGATCAATAAGGCTTATAAAAACATTCCTTTTGCTCCTGAAGAAAGCTCATATTGTGTAATACTTCGGTCAGATTTTGCGCCCCCTCTTGATGACTCGCCAATTTGGAATGCCCTCAGAGAAGCGTGGCCGGAAGAAGAGCCCAAGCAAAGGAGGCGAGCTAGACGAAGGTTTATTGAACATTACTTTCCGGAGTATTATCCTTTTTTGTTAGACGATACTGATCTGACTAGCGATGAACAGAAAGTTATTGCTTGGCACAAACAAGATTATTTAGATCTTAAGCAGCAAATCGAAGATTCCTTATCTATTAGAAGGAAAATATATGTATTACCTCCTCTGAAACATAAAATAATATGGGAAACAACCTTGGACCTCCCTCGACTGAGACAGGAGATGCTGGCCAATATTGATGCCCGCGAGCAGGAAGCTGCAGACCCGGATACGTCAGGACTAGACTTCTCTTTCGTCTTGGAAATTTTAAACCGAAAGCTCGAGAGAGGGACAGAGGATTCTACTACTACAATTAAGTTTCAAAATGTACCACAAGTAAATAAAGATCTTTCCACTCTTTTCCCCGGGCTCGCGACCCTAACGCAGGGTACCGCAGTAACGAAAGCTACCAACACGAATAATCTGCAGATAGGTATCACTAGGATTATCAACAAAATTACAGAGTCAATACATGATACAATTGATTTTGCTGCACTTTCGTCTCCGGATCTACTATCCGAGGAAACCGACGAGGCGCCTCCCACATCTTCTGCAGGTCCTCCTTCCGTATATAGTACGGATTATTTTACAATATATTTCGATGATAAGACTCGAATTGTAAAAATAGACTATCTTGTCTTCGAGGAAACCTTTGGATCGTCAGAGCCGTCAATAATTGGATATATTACAAACATAAAATATAGACCCCTGTATAAAGATCCGGCCACTCTTCTTCTACTTAAAACCCATCAAGATCTTTTAGACTTTTCTCAAGAGAATCAGCTCCTCGGGCAACAGCCTCCATGGAGCCAGTTCTTCGCCCAATTGGGCATTTCTGGAGATTCTCTTGGCTTCGGGCTCTCCCCCGGCGCCCCGTTCACGGCTGATGGCCCTAGCCAATATTCTCCTCGTAATTCGGATACGTACGTTGACATTTCCGACTATGAAAGCTTAGAGAGAGCCTTCAAAGACGCCGAAGACCGGATTGGGATGGACGACGACGAATTGGCTAGACTTCAGGAGATGGAGAGTGATCCAATATTCCAAGCAAAAATGCTGCAGCTACAAAAAGCAAGACATGTTAATACGGGTCTCAGTATCCTTGATGATATCACGACGGTTTTAAATGCGGATTATTTTAATATAATGAATAAAACACCAGCCGGCCGAAAAGTGAATCGTGTTCTTGGCGCCTTTGGGGTCCAAGATTTGGCAAAGGAGGCCGTCGTCTGTCTTACTTTTGGCGCGTCGGTTTCCGCCGGAAGAATGACCACAGCTATGCGTAATGCGCTTTTACAAGAGAGCGTGTCTCTTGGGTCTCCGCTTCCCCCCGAACACATGACTCGGCCTAATTTAGGAATTGTTTTTGAAAACATGAAGCCAAAGAACTACTTCTCTGTTACAGGTACCCCTCCCGTCTCTAAAAAAATACAAGAGGTATTTCTGAATGCCTTGGCTCAAGGGGGACTTGAAATAATAAAAGGGCTCGCAGAAATGTTCAAGATTGGGTGCGGAGACATGCTCGATAATATTTTTGGTGCGGTCGATATTGGCTCCGAGATGAAAAGGCGAAATTTGGAAGCGAATGTAACGTTTCCAGATTTAACCCTAAGCTTGGAGAACACTGCAGAAGCGCTCAACCTGTCTCTAGACGAAGTATATGAATACTACTCGCAGGTTTCTGCCATACTTACGCCAATTGAGGTTTGCCGACTCCTGAATTCACAGGGGGAAGTAACAGATACCACAGTAGAAAAAATACTGGAGTTTAATGAAAACTACTTACTTGAAGCAGTCGCCCTCGGGCTAAATTCAAGAACTGCCATATTAGCTCATTTCGGACAAATGACAGGCTATATAGACACTGTTTCCTTTTGTAATGATATAATTAACGAGAATATTGTAAGAGTGGTTTCCGACTGTAAAATTTGCCCAGTTGATGAGCTGCCCCCCGACGACCCAATGGTACCCGTCATTGAGGAACTTGTTAATATAGCAGAAAATGGCATTCAACCGCCAATGCCGCCAATGCCCGACCTTCTCTGCCCTGAAAGCGTTAATTATATAGAAAGTCCCGTAGCAGCCCGGCTTATTCCAAACCTTATGAACAGTATTGTCGACACCGCAAAGATTTATATGGCCGGTTCTCTTGAATCTGCTCGGACTAAACTTCTCGACCCGGTAGTAGATCCAGAAGTAGATCCCGAATTCGAGGACGCCGCCACGGCCGCCAACGTTACACTGCCCGAGGCTTCGGTCGACCCAGCCGCCTTACAGTTTATAACGAGCTTTCTTAATGTTCTTCAAGATTTAGGAGCTGACTTTTTTCCTGAGACCGCGCAAAATTGCCCGGATATACAAAGTAGTGCATGGAAACGCGTTATAGAAAATAAGGACCTGGCCCTCAGCGCCTGGTCGGCCGCCGGCGATGAAATCCCCGGAATTATTGAGGAGACCGCAGCAAAGGTCGATTCGCTTACTGCGCGCCTTTTGGCAGGCGATGAAAATGTCGCTCAAGTCCCGGTTACTCGATATGTTTTTCCTTCATTGTTTAAGGAAGATTTTGAAAATGCAATAAAGCCCACCATTATGATACATAATGATGTCGCCTCGTATGAAGTGTTTGTTGGCCACCCCGAGCCGAAGAGTATTAATACTACTTATGCTAGTTTTCACCTGGACACGGGACTCTATCAAGGTTCCTCGATTGGGTTTAATTTTGATAATCAGAATTCTATTAATATTTCTTATGCTCCATATGCTCCGAATTCTGCCACGCCGTTCGTCCAGCTCGACTGGGACCTGCCGAGCTTGGACAACGTTGGCACCACAGCCAGCAGTTCAAGTTTGGATCAAGACTTGTTATTGGTTCAAGCAAGCAGCAGCGTGACAGGCGCCACCAATTTTGGTGTAGATCTGGAGCTAATCGATGATCAAACTTATCAAATGAGCGCTTTGAATCCTTATATTCATAGATATACTCACAATATCTCGGGATATCCGGTGCCCCCCTCAATTCTTGCGAGTAGAGTGGGCATTGATTATCCGGCAGCATATGGTTATCTCACATGGGCGATATATGACTATATCTCTCGAAACGGCGCCTTTCAAGCCGACGGCCCTCGCGGAATCAATAATCTTCGATTATTTAAAAACAATAAAACTTGTACTCCTGAAAATATCGGAGATCTATTCGATGCTGATGGAATTATAGACCAAATGAAGAAAGAATTTGTTTCTGCTTCGTGTTATGACAGATCCCCGGCTCAACCAGCGCTCCGCGGTGTTCTCTATTTTGGATTGCTTAATATGCTAATACAAACCATTATTGATGAATTTATTGTCAGCAATATAATAGTTTTTTCTGCTCTTAATATAGGAGACATTTTAGATCCTCGACGCCCCTTCCGAAATATTGTGATTAATTATGTTGTTTCATCTTTCGAGCGTATGCTAGCAAAGGGAGACACAACAATACAAAGAGAACTTTATAATTACTTCGACCTTCTTTCTGATCGTGCAGCAGGAACTCCCCAGCGCGGCATCACCCACAGTTATGCTCCTGACGAAGTGGTGCCTGGTTTTGAAGCTCCATACTCCCCATTAAATAATGCAGAAATGATAAAATTTATGGTTGAGGAAAGACTTGGGTACACTTGGGACCAAGATGGTACTTCGAGATCAACCATTAAAGCAATTCAAAACATAATTGATCCTGAGAATACAAACAAACTATTTGAAGATATTTTCTTGGAGGACGTGATAGGAGTATATGACGATCTCACCGCGGGTCTGACTGAGGTAGCAGCTCGCACAGCAAGACAAGGCGGCGCCGCTAGCGCCCTCGGGGTTACACTAATAATTACTACTTCGCCCGACCCCGTTATAAAGATCTGGGAGATTGATAATCTGGCGACCCAATGGCGCGTATTGGCAGAATTTGCCTATGATCCTCAAAGCTTAGCCGATCGCCAGGCAAAATTAGATTTTATTAAAGAACAGCCGGAATATAAACTTCTATTTTCGCAGGCCTTGGATATGAACACTTGTTTAATGGTGCCTATATTTCATAATCTTTTCTTGACAAATAAATATTTTGCTGACGTTGGTTCCTCTTTTGAGACCACAAAGCGCGCCATTATTGAGATGTTTAATATGATTGATCAGACTTCATATCCGCCACAACCTAGCCCACGAAATGAAGAATTTTCGAATGCTTTGGCCAATAATGGCGGCCAAGATTTGGGCTCGATGGCGCGGGATGTATTTTTGAAGTTCTTGGCAGAAACTCCTGCGCAGATTTTAAAAGGCCTAGCCGAATTAATAGATCCTCACGTTTCTTTATCTAAAATAATTAGAGATCTAACCGGAGCGTCTTTTAATGCAATAACAGCAGCGATTCAGAAGCAGATAGATAATGCCCCCACATCGTCGCAACTCGGTCAGCTAAAGGCCGCGGGAGTTACGGCTCATGATATTTTTTCTGTTGTTGTTTGCATCTATAACACCAGTACTTCCATTCCCGTCGCGATGGGAGAGATGGAGGGCTCCGGCTTACCTTTGTTCTTACCGCGAGTTTCGGCAACGAAAGGTATTGATTTTGCCGGATCAATAAGCGGGATGCTCATGATGCCTCCGAAGGAATTTGGCATCGTATATATTCTCATTGAGCTATTAAAATCTTTAATTGAGTCGGCCCTTGAGGGCGCTCCACCGGAGGATTCTTCTCTCCCGTCGCCAAACGACAATTCAGCGGAGGAGGACTGCCCAGAAGGAACGATAAGTCTAGATACAGTCTATACACCAACAGAATAACAATCTAGAAGTCAAAAAATAACAGACAATTCTAATTACTAAGAGGTATAATAAATGTCTTCAGGTATAGCAGCAAAATTGCCCCTTACACTTAGTAACACGTTCGGGCCCTACGAGCTAATAACAGACTTTTCTTCTCTTGCGAAACAAAATTTAAAAATGCTTGTTCTAACTTCCCCCGGTGAGAGGATGATGGATGCAAATTTTGGGGTGGGCTTAAAAAAGTATTTATTCGAACAAAATGATTCGTCAATATATTCAGAGATAGATGAAAACATTAGGAAGCAAGTTGCACGATATTTGCCTTATATACGTCTTGACAGAATTATGTTCGAGGAGCCACCCGACTATGTTCGGGATGCGTTTCCGCACACACTCAATGTGGCGATATGGTTTACAATCATATCACTACAGATCAACACGGTGTTAAATATTGAGGTTGACATTAATTCAAACTAATTAAACTTAGGAAATTTCCCCATATGTCTAATAAAAAAATACCAATAAAATATACGAGTCGCGACTTTGAATCGATTCGTCGCGATCTAGAGAATTTTGCAAAAAGATATTATGCGGACACGTATAGAGATTTTAACAGAGCCTCGTTCGGATCATTAATGTTGGACACCGTCTCGTATGTTGGAGATATACTATCATTTTATTTAGATTATCAGGTAAATGAAAGTTTTCTTGATAGCGCCGTCGAATATGGTAACGTCGTGCGCCTTGCTCGTCAGCTTGGGTATCGGCTTCAAACGAGCCCTGCATCGTATGGAATGCTTACCTTCTATATTGAGATCCCAGCGGCCGCCTCTGGCTTGGGGCCAAATAACTTATTGGTGCCCACTCTGCGCGCCGGGTCGACCTTTTCCTCTCTGGGTGGCGGCTTCTATACGCTACTTGATGACGTTGATTTTTCGAAGGAAGGAAATCAAATTGTGGTTGGAACAGCAGACTCTACAACAGGCAACCCGCTAACATATGTCATTCGAGCCACAGCCCGCGCCGTATCCGGCCGCGAGACGACGCAAACATTTGCAGTGGGGGATTTTGCGAGATTTCGAAGGGTTCGGCTTAGGGTACCAAACATTAGCAACATACTTCGGGTAATTGATTCGGCCGGAAATGAGTATTATGAGGTTGATAATCTTTCACAAGACACTATCTATAAGCCAATTCAAAACACTACAGCCACCAGATCTACAGTGCCGAATATTCTTAAACCCGTCCCGGTACCGCGTCGCTTCGTTGTTGAAACAACCAATGGGGGGACGTCCATACAATTTGGATATGGCTCGGATACGAATACTCTGACCAATCCTGTCGTCGACCCGGCAGAGACAATTTTGGATCTCACTGGTCGTGATTATATCACAGAGATTGATATTGATCCTACAAAGCTCATAAGTACCGATAAGTTTGGGATTGGGCCGGCCAACACAACCCTGCGGGTTGATTATAGATTTAATACAACCAGCGATGTTAATGCGGCCGCCGATACTATTACGAAAAAAGAAAGTCTAGACTTTAAATTTAATTCGCAAGGATCTTTGGTTCCCGCTGATCGCGAAGGCGTTATTGCCTCTTTGGAAGTTACAAACGAAGAACCCTTCGTTGGTAGTGTCTCTCTTCCGTCATCAGACGAGGTTAAACAAAGGGCTTTTAGTTATTTTGCCACACAAAATCGAGCCGTAACAGCACAAGACTATCAAGCACTCTGTTACGCAATGCCGGCAAAGTTTGGAATGATCAAAAGAGTGGCGGTTGCCAGAGATACTGACGAGTTCAAACAAAATATTAATATTTATGTTATGTCCGAAAATAGTATCGGAAAGCTAATACAAGCAAACAATAGTATGAAAATCAACTTAAAGAATTGGCTTTCTCAATATAAGATGATAACAGATACGGTTGATATTTTAGATGCACATATTGTTAATTTTGCTGTGAAATATGAAGTGGCCATAGGAATTAGTGCAAATAAATACGATGTAATAAATGCATGCGACGCTGCCCTGAAGGAACACTTCTCTCAGAAGCAAGATATTGGAGAGCCAATTAAACTATCGGGTATTTATTTAGCTTTATCTAAAGTTAATGGGGTTATTGACACCACGGCCGTTGAGGTGGTTCTTAGGTCTGGTGGAGTCTATTCTAGCACTAGTTACGATCTCGAGGCCTCCCTTTCTACAGACGGAACAAGTATTTTGGCAGAGAAAAACGTAGTTTTTGAACTTAAGTACCCAAGCCTAGACATTAAGGGGTCGACCAAATAATGACAATACTTAGGTACACGGCCAGTGCCGATACTACAATTACAAACGCATTTAATGCCAGTCTTATAGCAGCGCAGCGTGGCACCGGCTCGAATATGGGGTACGCCGATAGCTTGGCGGTATTTTCAATTTATGGACAAACGTCAAGCTCAGCTGACGGACAATCTCAAGAATTGTCTCGGATATTGATCAATTTTCCCGTAAGTACGATCTCGGCCGCGCGCACTGCTGGCACAATTCCAGTATCTGGGAATGTGTCGTTTTATCTTAAGATGTACAATGCCGAGACCCCGTTCACTTTACCGCAGGGATTTAATCTCGTCGTGGCTCCTGTTTCGAGGTCCTGGACGGAAGGCACGGGTCTTGATATGGACGACTACAGAGATCTGGGCCCCGCAAATTGGGTGTCGGCTAGCCAGGGTGTCCCCTGGAATTCAACTCCCGCATTAGGTTCCGGAGGAGAATATTTAACTGGTTCTAACTACAACGTTTCTTTTCCCCTTGGCTACGAAGATTTGGAATTAAACGTAAGTGATGTAATAGAAAAGTGGATTTCGGGAGCCGATGCCGCCTATAGCAATAATTATGGATTTGGAATTCGTTTAACAGCCAGCCAAGAAGCCTATTATTCTAGCTCCACAGGGATTAACAACGGGAGCCTTATCCACAATCCGCAGGGCGCCACAGAGTCGTACTATATAAAGAAGTTTTTTGCTCGCTCTACAGAGTTCTTTTTTAAGCGACCGGTTATTGAGGCTCGTTGGGACTCCCGCGTTCAGGATGATAGGGAGAATGTGTATTATTCGAGTTCCCTCGCACCAGCTGCTGATAATTTAAATACGATTTATTTGTATAACTACATACGAGGGCGCCTTGTTAATATCCCGGCGGTTGGAACTTCCAATATAGAGGTATCTTTTTACTCTAGTTCGGAAGGCACTGCATTAGGAAGTAAGTTAAATTTACCTGTCGGCGGCGGTGTAGCTGCCAACTTAGACACGAATGCCACCGGCGGCCATATAAGTGCGGGTATATACTCCTGCTCGGTTGCTTTAACGGCAGCCGCTACACGCTTGAAAGCCATGCACGACGTGTGGCATCTGGCCAGTACAGAGTACTTTACGGGATCTTTTTATCCAGAGTTGATGCCGACTTACGACTCGGCGCCGACATTTAGCAAGATTACTTCGTGTAAAAACCTTAAAAAGTCTTATTCTTCTTCTGATAAGACGCGCTTTAGGTTCTTTGTGCGAAACAGGGATTGGAGCCCCACCCTCTATACTGTGGCTACAGCCAATAATCCCACAGACATTATAGAAAGTGCATCGTACTCAGTCCAACGTGTTATAGACAACTACGTGGCAATTCCCTATGGTACTGGCTCTGACTTGAGCACCTACCTTTCATATGATAAAGAAGGAAATTATTTTGATTTAGACATAGGACTCTTGGAGTCTGGTTATATGTATGAGATAAAACTATCCTACTATAATGATAGCATAGGAGACTGGCAGCAGCAGCCTCAAGCGTTTAAATTTAGAGTTGAATGATATTTAGATTATGAGCTTTAAAACCTTATTTGATAAAGCCAAGAGTACTAATGCGCTGGCGAACAAATCAGCGGCAGATATTGGCAACGAAGTTGAATCTATCCAATATCATGAGCAAGATATTGTTCATGAGAAAAGGTTTATTCCGAATGTCAATTACGCGCATCCGGAGAATTTTGCTCGCTATGGGTCTGCTGAAGAATATTATGCGCAATCCGTTGAGAGGATTTATGATACATATCCTTATGATGGCTCTCTAAAAGAGAAACTTGAGTGGGAAAATGATTCCACCTATTTAGACCTATACCTATTCGACAACAAATATCCGCGAACTAATGGGTATGTGCTTATGTCCGCGACAGGGGTTTCGTTTAAGGGAATTTCGACAGATGGCTACGGGAACCCATCGACTCCTGAATATATTTCACTCAAGGGGGGCCCTCATCCTAACCCGGATGGGATGACTCCATACGCTGGACAATTTACTGGATCGAACTACTACAATACTAGTAATAATCGCGGAAGCAATCTTCAGCTTAATTTCGCGACCGACGGCGTAACTGTTGAATTTTGGCTCAAGAAAGATCAGTTTTATCCCGCCGCCACCCCAAAAGAAGTTATTTTTGATTTATGGAATGGCGAAGCTTCCAGCTCGGCTGACTATGCCCGACTGACGGTTGAATTAACCGGCACAACAAGTGGCCTCAATCCGGTTTTGCTTACGGCTCAGTCGGGTACCGTTGGGGTTGTTACGGCATCTGTTGCAGCTTCTACCTTTACTACAGCCTCGTTGGCCGATAATAAGTGGCACCACTATGCTCTCAGCATAAAACAGCGCCCGAACACTAGACTCATTCAAACTCGTTTTTATGTTGATGGAGATTTGAATAATGAACAATCTCACACAAGCCTGAGCGGTGGCGTCGACGCCGGCGTTCCGCTCCTTGACGCCCCTCAGACGAACCTACGAGCTTATATAGGTGCATTAATTGCGCCTCCTTCTGGTTCTGAGGATCTGGCTTCTCCGGCAGCCGCAGGATATGGAAAACTTAGTGGATCCTTAGACGAGTTTCGATATTGGAAAACCCAACGAAGCTCGAAGGACATCGGCCGTTTCTGGATTTCGCAGGTTGGCGGCGGCACCAATTCCGACCCAGCACCATTTTCGGACACTCAGCAAAAGGTGAATACGGACTTAGGAGTTTATTTCAAGTTTAATGAAGGCATAACGGGCGTTACGGCGACAGACAGTACGGTACTGGACTATTCCGGTCGTCTTTCCAATGGTACCTGGACAGGTTATTCCACAAGTTCTAGAAATACCGGGTCAGCAATTGTATTGTCGAATGCTGCTATCAAAGAGTTTAAGGACCCAATTATTTATTCTACTCACCCAGCTGTGGTGAGTCTTAAAGAACAGCTTGTCATAACCGGTTCTGATCACGATGCCGGCAATAATTCATCTATATACAAGTCTATTCCTGCATGGATTACCGAGGAAGACGAAGAAGGCAGTAAGAATGTAAAATATCTTACACAAATAATGGCCAGCTATTTTGATACATTGCATATGCAAATAGATGCAATGAACAAGCTTAAGGATATCGTATATGTTAGCGGAAGTAACAAGCCTTTTCCGTTTGCAAACAAGCTTCTTGATTCTTATGGCTTTGTATCTCCTAATATATTTCTTGATGCCGATGTCCTTGAGAAACTAGCTGATAGAAGTGAAGATAAGATATATGAAAAGTCTCTCAATGACACAAAAAACATAATTTATCAAAATATCTACAACAATCTTACATACATATATAAATCAAAAGGTACAGAAAAATCGTTTAGAAACCTAATTCGTTGTTTTGGCATAGATGATGAACTAATAAAGCTTCAAATGTATGCCAGAAATACTGAATATGAGTATAGAGAAAATCGCCGCACTCTCATAGTAAATGATCGAGTTGCAAATTTCAATACGTCAGACAACCAAAATGCTGTTGTATTTTCTTACTCATCGTCGCTAAACGCCAACTCCACCGGCTATACTCCAGCGGTGAGCCAGTTAAGTGAAGGGTTTGCCCTCACTCTAGAATGTGATGTTCTTTTCCCACAAAAGCCACGCCAAACCAGCGTAATTTCTTCTGATGTGCCGCGCGACCGGACATACACGTCGCTTTTCGGTATGCACTCATCTTCGGGGGAGACCGATACTACTTGGGCTCTCTCAGATGATGTAAATTTTCAAGTATTCGCATCTCGAGATGAGCAATTTTCTCCTAATATAACTTTTGTTTTATCGGGTACCAGCGGCGGACACATGCCCCTCCTCACTTCCTCACTATATCAGGATGTTTATACTGACACGCGCTGGAATCTATCGGTAGGGATAAGGCCAGAACGTTATCCTCTAGCTAATCTTGTCGACGAAGGAGCGACTGGAAATTATACGGCCGTTTTCCGAGGTACGCAGATTCAAGCCGGCGAAGTTATAAATACTTTTTCGGTTTCGGGTAGTATTACAAATCCTCCTGCAGGATTTATGACGGGCAGTAGGAGATTTTTTGTCGGTGCGCACAGAACGAATTTTACTGGTGCAGTCTTACAGCCCTCAGATGTCGCGGTGGATGCTTGCCGCTTCTGGTTGGACTATGTTGAAGATACTGCGCTCCGACAACATGCACTAGATGCGGAAAATTATGGTGCTCTACAACCCGCGGCTTATGCATTTCCATTCAATGTAAGTGCGTCTTATGGAGATGTACAAAAAGAAGATACTTTAGTCTTTAACTGGGAGTTTAGTAATAATACTGGCTCCAATGCATCTGGCCAGTTTGTTGTCGACGATGAATCATCGGGCTCTTTGGCAATATCTCAAAATAGGTACGGCGTCTTGGGGCCCATCTTGGGCAAACAATATACCGGATTGGGCTATGATTTTGCGCCATCTTCTACGTCTGCGATCAAAAAAGAATTTGTTGTGGTTTCTCGATTGAATGATTTAGAATCGATTGCCCCGGCGGAGACGGTTAATGTTCTTACTGAAGATGAACAGCAAGTTTTTAAGATTGATTCACGACCTATAAAGTATTTCTTTGCATTTGAAAAGAGCATGTATAAGGTGATCTCCGAAGAGATGCTCAACATGTTTGGAACCCTAAAGGACTTTAATAATATGATCGGGCAACCGGTTAACAGATATAGATCGAGTTATAAGTCTTTAGACTTTATGAGGCAGAAGTTCTTTGAAAAGGTTGGAAACAACGAGATTGATTTTGATAGATTTTATGAGTTTTATAAGTGGTTCGACAGTTCGCTTTCGTATATGCTTGGACAGCTGGTACCGGCCTCGGCTGACTTTGCTGAAAATGTGCGGACAACAATCGAAAATACAACGCTTCAGAGGAATAAGTACCAGAATGTATTTCAGTTTGTTGATCATCTAGAAAATGTTTTTGAGAGTGCTTTGTCGAGTAACGTCGATTATGGCGATGTGATTGGATCCCCCGACGACGCACCGCAAGGGACAGGGTTGTATCCAACCCACGCACCCACGCACCGCCAGATAGGGTCATCTACCCCAGCTAACATTCAAAAATGGAAAGATACTCATGCCCCCGTTGATGATTTGCCGACTTCAAATTATTTGTGGTGGAAATATAGAGCAGAAAGAAACCAGCCCCAGCTCATTTCTGGAGGCGACTATACTATCATGAGTTCTTCGGCCAACCACCGAGGCGCCGTCCTTAAGACCGTTAAGTCACAAATAAGGCAATCAAATGCAAGACCTTATCGTTTTGGTGCTTCGGGCTATGTTCCTCTTGGGGGCGTTGGCACAAAACCAAACAAAAATGTAAATTTTGTATTTGCTGCCACCGCCCCGTACGGCCCGTTGATAACGCTGACAAACATACCTAGAAACATAATGTTATCGTTTGATACCGATGTTGAACAACTGATAAGCACCACTGATGTATTCTACCCGCCGTATAAACAAAGGCTTGGTTTTGGTTTAAATCCGCGAATTAATTATGACGTCGGTATTACCGACAAGAGGGACGGCAATTCAATTGCTCCATTTAGCCTTTATTCGTCATCGATGCCCTATAGCGTTTATGAACAAGAGATTTCCCGATCGTATAAGCCCGGCCTTACAATTACCAATCTTCATAATGATTTTGTTATAAACCAAGATATCCCCCTTCAAGGACCTTTTACTGAAAAATTTGTGGGAGGTCGTTATTATCGTCACACCGAATTAAATGATGGAACCGACACAAGGCTTAACCGCGCCGAAGGATTTCGGATTGAGCTTGGTCTTGCATTCGGCGCCGCCCCATTTGCGCCGTCTGGAGCAACCGGTGCTCTTGGTATCGTTCCTCCCAACTACCCCTTTATTGATACTCCGTTTGGCGGAGCGCCACTGGGTTTCCTGAGCGAGTCGGCAACTGCGCAAAGATTCAGAGATGAAACGGCAAAGCGTCCTGTTAGTATTAAAAATATTTTGATGACGACTGCACCGGTGGGTACCCGGCTTTCGGGCACAATAATGCACAACAAGATTGGCAATTATCAAAAAAACTATCAAGTGGTTCAAACAGCCGGCCGCACGACCAATGATTTATTTTTCCGAAAGCAAACATTTGATTTTGCTTTAAATCCAGAAACTTTGTCGACCCGCGGCCGCTTTCCGCTGTTGGCTGATAGCCCAACAGAAAATACTAGTGGTGCTCTAAATTATAAATTACCGACTCGATCGGGACCCAACTCAAACCAAACGGTTATTGTTAATAGATTCAGTTCGCCGGGGTCCTATGAGGTTATGTCAAGAGGATATCTCGACCCAGCACACGAAGAGCTTTCGGTATACAATGCGCTTCCTTATCGTAATCGGAGTGTTATTGATTACGGGTTATCTGGGTCTGCTTCTGCGGATCCATCTGTCGTTGGCACGATTATCCCTCAAGACCAGCTCAGCAAGCTCCGAGGCCTCAATCAGCTTGCCACCCTTCACTGCGGACAGTATGGCATCGATGCGGCGTATGGGCGCATTACTGCTACTAGCACCCGAATTGATGGAGGCCCAGGATATTCTGAGACTCCATCATGGCACAAAACAAACAGAAACCCAAAGACCATTATAGTAAGTTCATCAGCCGGGTATGCAGACAGCAAAGTATATGACAACCTCTTCGTTCAGCATGCGATTCCTCGATCTGAGCAACAATATCTCTGGATTACTTCTTCGCTAGCACAAAACCAAAGAATTTATGGGCTAGATACGTCGTCATGTCGCTGTCTTCCTGGGAGTCTAACGGAGTTAATGGTGACTGGCGCTTATGCGGAGGCTAACTTCGCTGGGATTACGAATGCTGTGATCGATCCGGTTTCAGCCTCCACCTACCATCTTTTAGGTTTCCCAATAGACGCTAATGCCAGTGCTTCATATCAAAATCCTTCATATTGGATCCCCCCCAGTTTTGATAATGGAGCAGATTATTTTAATGCACTTATGATTAACCGCAACGGACCTTACGGATATCCTATGTGGAAACAGCTGCGCACAGGCGAAACCAAGGTACCGCAGCAACTTCGTCGACAAAATATTATAGGCACCCTCTTGCCGGCTCCTCTTGTTCCGCTAACTCCCGTCGGATTCCAGTTTGTAAGGCCCAAATATTCGAGGGAATTCTATGATTATATAGAACAGCCAGTTAGTTCTCGGTTCCACCCAGTTGTAATTTATACAGAAGATAATACACCCACATCAAGAATATTCAACAATGGGGTGGCGAAGATTACGTATGGTACCAACTTTGATCATTTTTCACATGAAGCTTTCAACAACAGGTTAAATCTACCGAGGCCAAATTTATATGAAACCGCCTTGGGAGCAGCTTTTACTTTCCTTACTGCTAGTGAGTTGTCGACAGTTGTTGTATATTCTGAAAGGCTCTATCCGGCTCAAATAAATGCCTATAGGAACGTTGTTCGAAGAAGAACTGAATTTACGATAGACGATATTTGGAACCCAAGCCGCAAATTGCGTAAAGAATATGGAGGCAAAGCCAACTCGCAAGGAAATACAATTCATAATACTAGTATTTGGCCTCTAGATGGTCACTATAACTT